AACACTGCAATCAGCCTGAACTCGATTCGTAAAGCAGCTCGTACACTTGAGTCGAACCGTTGCCGCCGCGTGACTTCACGTCTCGCACCGGGCGTTAACTTTGCTACTCGCGCTGTGCAGCCAGCTTATGTTGTGTTCTGCCACACTGATGCAGTTGCTGACGTTCGTAACCTGCCCGGCTTTACCCGTGTAGAAGATTACGGCTCATTCAAGCCTATCCATGATCGTGAGATCGGTGCTTGCGAAGACTTCCGTTTCATCAGCTCACCGCTGTTGAAATCGTTCCTCGCTGCTGGTTCAGGCACATTGAATGGCATGTTGTCGGTTGGCGCAGCAAACGTGGACGTGTATCCATTCATCATCATTGGTGAAGATGCATGGGGTCAAGTTGCACTGAAAGGTATGTCAGCTGTTAAGCCGATCGTCCTGAAAGCATCGCAGACTAACCACGCCAACCCACTGGGCCAGTTCGGCTATGTAGGCGCATCGACATGGTTTGCTACCGTACGTCTGAACGACGCATGGATGGCACGTATCGAAGCCGGCGTAACCGCTCTCTAATCGATAGCCGGGGGTAAAACCCCGGCGTCCAGTAAAAGGAAAACATCATGCCAGTTGAATCAGTACAGCAACGCATGAGTGGCGTCACCGACGGCTTAACCAGAAAAGAATTGCAGTTACTGGTTGCTGCCTTGGTAGATGCCCTTCAAGCGATTACCGCAAAACTCGATGCGGACACAGGTGTCGCTGACACCAACTATGCCGCAACCTTTGCGACTTACGTCACAGATTAAGGAGAAATTTCATGTCTTATAATATTGAACAAGCAAACAGCGGTAATCTAGCATTAACCGCTGGCGGTCTTGCCGCAGGTACGACAGCTTCACAACTGAAAACCGTTAACACAATAACGTATCTGTCCAACGGTATTTTCAAAAGCAAGACTGCTGTTGCAGCTATCAACTTGACAGGTACTACTCTGGCCATCGGTCAAGGTTGCTTGTTTGCAGTGTTCCTAGATTCCGGCGGCAACGTAACCGTGACTCAGGGTCCTATCTCTAACTCCGGTGATCCGTTCCCAGTACCAGCCTATTCGGCCACTGGCACTACGGTAATCGGCTTGGCGAAAGTTACAGCAACTTCAGCTATCTTCGTTCCGGGTACTACATTGCTGGGCACTGGTAATACTGCGACCTATTTGGACGTGGGCCTCATGCCCGGTACTGCGCAATAATTGCCGTCCTCTCTCCGTAGAGGGTTTGCAGGCTGCCTAAGTAATTAGGTGGCCTGCTTTTTTGGCGAATCAGTTTTAACATAATGGAGAAAAATAATGGCAAAAAAACCTGCAAGTGCAATCGAGATCATTGACGATACGCCGGTAGTTGAGACGGTTGCTGAGTCAAAAGATTTCCATCAGTTGGCATCTGACGAGTCATTCATGAATGAGCTAGTCACTGTTCTGGTTCACTCGACTACGGATGAGAATCAATCTCCGCACGTCATTTTGAACTGCAATGGTGTTAACCAGCCGATGATCCGTGGTACCCCACAGTTGATCAAGCGTAAGTATCTTGAGATTTTGGCTCGTATGAAAGAGACAAAGTACTCACAACGTACTATAAACCCAGCGGTGCCTGATCAAATCGAGATGGTTGCCCGTCATGGTTACGCTTATCCCTTTGAAGTCATTGATGATAAGAACTCGCGTGGTCGCGCATGGTTGTCTAATATCATGGCCGAGCCTGCTTAAACAGGAGTAGTCTGTGAATTTTCTCCAGCTTGTTAATCGTGCGAGAGTGGAATGCGGCGTCTCAGGCGCAAGCGTTCCCTTGACCACTGTAGTAGGTATAACTGGCGAATCCGCGAGGATTGCCAACTGGATTAATTCCGCATGGATGGATATCCAAACATCGAAATCAGACTGGCAGTGGTTGCGTGATCCGTTCCAATTCAATACGGTAACGCAGCAACAAGTCTATACCGCGACAGAAGCTGGAGTAGGTTCATCGTTTGCCAACTGGAAACGTGATTCATTTCGCGTTTCCAGTGTTGGTCAGAATTACAGAGATGAGCAGTTAACGAACTACATGGATTTCTCAGTGTTCCGTAACTTGTACCAGTACGGAAACATGCGGACGACGTATGCCCGCCCTGTGGTTGTCTCGATTACTCCGGACAAAGATTTAGCTTTCGGTTCTATCCCCGATCAGCCTTATGTGATTGTCGGCGAGTACTACCGTAAGCCAGTTGAGTTTGTAGCTGATACAGACTCCCCACCTGCGGCCTATCCTGAGCGGTATCACATCGGTATCGTGTATCGGTCGATGATGTTCTATGGTGGCTATGAGGCCGCTCCTGAAGTATTCCAAAGGGGCGAGACTGAGTTCAACAGATTGGTAAATCGTTTAGACATTGATCAGTTACCGGACACGGTAAGCGGTCCTCCGCTTGCATAAGGAATTGATATGAATCTGACGACGCCTCCAGTCCAGTATGACCTGATTAAATTAGCAGGTGGACTGGATCAGGTTACGCCTACTCTGTCGTTACCTCCCGGTGTCGTGCGTCGTGCTACAAATTTTGAATGTTCTATTACCGGCGGCTACTCTCGCATAGCTGGGTACGAACGTTATGACGGTAGACCCAATCCTTCGGATGCGGACTACTTAGTTTTGGCTTGTACTTTAGTTGGCTCCGTTGTCGTAGGCAATACTGTAGTTGGCCAAACCTCAACAGCTACAGGCAAAGTCATTGCAATAAACGGCAGTGAATTAATAGTTACTCGGGTTACAAATACTTTTAGTAACGGCGAGCAGTTAAACGTCGGCGCTACTTTAGTAGGAACCCTTGTTTCAGTAGAGGGTGTAGTAGGTGACGGTCTGGCAGATGCGACCTATACAGCTTTGGCCGCTGATGATTATAGAGCCGACATACTGGTTGTTCCCGGTGAAGGATCGATTCTAGGTGTCGCTTACTATAACGGTATTGTTTACGCTTGGCGCAATGCGGTAGGCGGCGCAACAGCAAATATTTACAAGTCGTCAGCAACAGGCTGGCAGCTAGTTGTTTTACCAAAACAGATTTCGTTTACAGCGGGCACAGCTGCAATTGCTGAAGGCGCGACTATCACAGGTCTTGTAAGCAGTGCGACTGCGGTAGTTGCACGCGTAGTATTAGAGACAGGGTCTTACAGCGCGGGTACAGCAGCAGGTCGTTTGATACTGACTAGCGTTACGGGAACGTTTCAAAACCCGGAAGCTATTCAGGTAGCGGCTGTTACCAAAGCTACGTCAAGTAGTTTAGTCACCCAAATTACGTTAAGCCCTAACGGCCATTTAGAATCCACCGTCGCTAACTTTGGTGGCGGCACTGCAAACTACCGTTTGTATGGCTGCGATGGCGTGAACAAAGCCTTTGAGTTTGATGGCACAACCTACGTCCCGATTAGCACCGGGATGACAGTAGATGCCCCAACTCATATCGCTTTTCATAAACAGCATTTGTTTTTAAGTTTCGGCGCGTCATTGCAGTTTTCATCATTGGGTTCGCCTTACCAGTGGGTGCCATTACTTGGCGCTGGCGAGCTGGCAATGAATGCGCAGATTACAAATTTGATTGTGCTGCCGGGTGATCAATCATCAGGCGCGTTAGGTGTGTATACCCGGAACGATACCTCGGTGTTGTACGGAACAGATTCATCAAGCTTTTCATTATCCACATTCAACACCGGCACTGGTGCGATTGCGCACACTGCCCAGAATATGGACACGGCTTATGTGTTGGACGATCGGGGTGTGATGAGTTTAGGTACGTCTCTAAACTTTGGTAACTTCTTGCCTGCATCGTTGACCATGAATCTTAGGCCATTCATTCAACAAAGGCGCAACCTTACAAGTGCCAGTTTAGTAAATCGCGAGAAAGGCCAGTACCGGATATTCTTTTCGGACAAAGCGGCTTTGTACATGACAATTTTAAACGGCAAGGTTTTAGGTTCTATGCCGGTTGAATTTGAACACGCAGTTACTTGTGCAGTTGAAGGTGAAACACCGGATGGTACAGCTACTTCATTTTTTGGCTCGACCAACGGTTACATATACCGATTAGATGCCGGAACTAGTTTTGACGGGGCAGCGATACCGGCCAACATAAACTTGGTTTACAACAGCATCAGATCACCGAGAATGTTGAAACGTTACCGTAAAGCTAGTGTCGAAATGACGGGCGACTCATTTGCTCAAATAGCTTTTGGATACGATCTAGCATACCGATCTCTTTACCTGTCACCAGCTGCTGATCTTGATTACTCAAACGACTTACGTTCTACCTATTGGGACAGCATGGTGTGGGATAATTTCGTATGGGATGGCGCGGATGTGTCGCCAACAGAGATTGGGCTTGAAGGTACGGCTGAGAACATCGCCATCAGGGTTTCATCTGTATCAGCGATTCTTGAATCGTTTACTGTGAATACTATTATTTTGCACTACACAATGCGTAGAGGATTACGATAATGCCTAACAGTTATTACAACCACGGGACGTATCCAACACCTAACTCCCCGGGTTCTTCTGGTCAGCTAAGAAGTGAATTAGATTCTATTACAGCAGGTTTTGCCAAACTACCTACGTTAGCTGGCAATGCTAATAAAATCGTTCGTGTAAATGCAGCCGGGACTTTACTTGAATCAATAGCGTCAGTGCCTGTTAGTTCGGGCGGTACAGGCTTAACTTCATACGCTGTTAATGGCGCCCTGTATGCCGATGGTTTCGGCACAACCCTTTTAACTGGAACACTCCCCATAGCTTCAGGCGGCACTGGGATAACGTCTCTTACAAACAATGGTGCGTTATATGCTAACCCTACCGGCACTGGTTTTTTGTCGGGGACTTTGCCCGTAGCATCAGGCGGCACTGGCGGCAATACAGCCGCTCTAGGCAGAAGTAATTTATTACCGCCTTACGCAGGTAATGCGAATAAAGCGTTGACGGTAAATTCTAGCGGGACTGATGTCGAATATTCGCTTTTCAATTTAGCCGGCGTTACCGGCGTTTTGGCTCTAGCTAACGGCGGTACTAATGCTTCAACAGCTCCCGGTGCTAGAACTAATTTACTTCCCTCTTATACGGGTAAAGCCGGTTATGCTTTAGTTATTAACGGAGCTGAATCGGATGTTGAATTTTTACCAGCGCCGGGTATAGGTATCCCTCTATTACCTAATGCAGGCGGTACGGGATTAACGTCCCCGGGCGCCGCTGGTAATCTTCTGACTTCTACGGGTACCGCTTGGGCTAGTCTTGCGCCCCCAATAACTGGGCCTAGTACAGCTAAAACTTATTTCATGGGTCAATTTTAAGGAACCATCATGGCAACAGGCATCTTAGGTCAAGCGGCCCCAGCAGCTACAACGCTAACGACGGTGTATACCGTACCGGCAGCAAAAGTAGGGACGTTCAACGTAAGTATTTCAAACACAACAGGCTCTCCAATTGCAGTGCGTTTGGCTATTGCAGCGACTGCGACTCCGGCAACGAGCGAGTACATTGAATACGATGCCGTGCTTGCGGGTAATGGTGTGTTAGAGCGAGGCGGGTTAGTTGCTAATGCAACTGAAAACGTAGTGGTCTATGCTAGTTTTGTTGGCCTTAGCGTCAGCGTTTATGGATACGAGGAGTAACACATGTCACGATCAATAACTTCTATTGCGTCCCAAGCGCCGGTAGCTCCGGGAACGGCAGTCGTCATTCCGGTTTATACCGATACAGGTTTTAGCGCCGGGGACTATGTTTATACCTCTACAAATAATTCAGTAGGTTTTCCCCGATCAGCGTCGGTAAGTTTTCCAACTACTGGCTATATCATTCCCGCCGTTAACATTAGCAATAGTTGCCGCCGCACCACCGTTACCAAATAATGATGCTACGCCACCCCCACCGCCGGAAGTTGAACCTGAACCACCAGAGTAATTAATATCTCCGCCAGAGCCGGAGCCGCCAGAATATGCGCCGCCCGTTGTTCCGCCAGTAGCAGAACAGTAAGCACCAAATGAAGAGGTCCCCCCATTATTGCCACTACTCCCCGCAGCCCCGACTGTCACCGCAACGGAAGTAACGCCGGTCAAGTCATAAATGGCCCTCATTGAAAACCCACCACCACCTGAAAAGTTACCGCCGCCCCCACCCCAGACCCGTGCTCGGACTTTACCGATACCGGGAGGCACGTTCCATGTACCAGAGGCGCTGAAGAACCGCACCTGCCCTGTGCCAAAAACCCCGGTGATGGGGTTAAAGGCTTGCGCTATTTCTTGGATCGCCATTACTCAAGCCCTCGTAAGTTAGCCACTCTACCGGCTACCGTTCCCCTATTACCGAACACACCTTGGCCGGTATAATCAAAAACGATTGGGGTA